CCATCATAGAACCTGATGAACTGCAAGTTATTAGCCCTTGTCTCATCAAGAAAAGGAGAACCATCACGTTACAATTAACATGTGTTGTTTGTACTGGTTGTGTTGGTTCACCCATTTTCAAAATTTCCAAGGGGGACTTACGGAAAGTAGGATCTCTCAGGTGACAGTCAAAGTGCTGAGTAAATTCCTGCCCCAGTGAAGTCTCTAGGTGACAGTCTAAGGGATGCATGAAAGAAATCCCTTGCAATTGGATAACGATATTGAGCCAGTGGAGTGCAACAACACATAAGGTAGTACATATGGCACTACAGTGGGAATGATGCTCCACACATCGGCAAATTGAGTGCCGTTGTCACTGAAATACTCATGTGTGTAAGTACCAGCCCCAACTGTCGGCGTGGTAATGTTGGAACCTGATACAATTCCTGCGCCGAAAGAGTGTTGTCCACCCAAGTTGAATATGAATTTGTCCAATGTTTTAAGGATAATTGAAGTAGTTTTCTCATCAATTTCAAAGGAATTATACCCTGGTGAATAAGTTGACCCAGCAAAGGGGTCAGTGTTGTAAGGTGCCGAAGGTATAAATTCCCCACCTTGGTGTGAAGCCACAATGGCTGTGGGTATGGATGCTTGAGGTGTATAGAAGGTAACATCATATTCTACATGCAATTCACCAACAAACAAATCAGGGGCGTTAGAAACCTCAATCCATATGTTGAGGTTGCCAACGTCGTATGTCTTAATGTCAGTGCCTGCTGGTTGCGCGTCTACTCGAACGAAGAATTGTTTAAGTTTAGACAAGTCAGAGGCCAGTGAGTTGTGGGTAACACTGGCCCACGGGGCAGTGCGCACTGAAGAACGATATGCCATGAATTGTTGTTTAGTAGTTGGTGGGTCATCTCGAGCATCATAATCTACAGCCATAATAATTGTGCCTCCAATGGCTGTTGGTGAGGCAGACAAGTAGTGAAATTTTAGCATGTTGAACTTATATGATTCATAGTTTCTAGCAATACTGGACAACCATGGGAAAATGGCCGGTAAACCAGGATTGATAGGTAACAATGCGGTCTTATTGTCAGTGGGTATAACAGCAGAGGTTAGGTTGACAATAAATTCACGGTGTTTGATTCTGCAATCACCGTTAGGAAGGGCGATAAAATTGGGGGTAGAGGTTTTCAAGGATGAAGCAACAGCGACAGGGGCAGTGCGAATAACCAACGCATTGCGTGGTTTAGCGAGTCGACGTCGTGGTGCGACACGTCGCTTTTGCTTCGCTACGGGGCGTTTTGGCTTGGCACGTGATTTCTTACGATCACTCATAAGATTATCGGATTTCGTCAAACAAGTACTTTCCAAGCCCCACGCCCATTGTGGGGCTACTTCCCGCGGGATGCCCTTGGCTCGCGCCAAGTTCCCGCTGCAACTTTCCGTGCCTTCATTTGCTCAAAAGTCTCCTTAGGTTTGTCAACCCAAGTGCCTTTGGCAACCTTTTCGGCTTTAATTTTGTCGAACTGCATCTTCTTCTCCAATGCTGGTCCGGAAAGTGGTTTTGTCTTACGCTTGGTATCTGTCACAGGCAGAGGAGTTAACTGTCTAGCTGAAGTAGGCAATGGTACTTTCTCCTCTTTTGTTTCTAAGACACTGTTGGTCTGGATCTCGATTTTTGTCTCAAATTTTGTTTCTGGCAATAGGATTTCACCACGCAGAACCACAGGTACTATGGTGGTGTGCTCCTTAGCGGGGTGGAATTGTGGCATCTGATTCAGATGTGACAAGTCGTGGGCCGCTAACCAGGTTAAGAAAGAGCTATAATCAAACAGAGGGAGGTCTCGCTCCATAACAAGAGACATCCAATCACCTGCGTTTTCATTGGGATATTGCCCTGGCTCGGTATAGTTATGATTAATAACTAAATGGGCTACCTCATGGTTAACACGAATGGTATCAGTGTTATGCTCCATGACCCAATTGGCAAAGTCTCCAATGATAGGTGTGTTAGCGTCGGACAATTGGAAGGATTGGGCCTTCAATACAACTCGCTGCTTGTGTGTAAGCCCTGGGAACTTGGTTGCTAAGTGAAGTTTCCCAAGTTGTCTGACAATATCACAACAAGAGTCTTGAACACCATTCCATACCGCGGGGGAGTATACTCTAGCCAAAAATTTGACCCCCAGTTGTCCGCGGTGGACAACCTCACTAGTGAGGACTTGTCCCACATCAGCAGCTGCCTGTACATAATCGGTAGCGCAAACGTCGGCTGTAAAACCATCATCGCCGCCGTAAATTCC